TAATTATCTAGATTAATTTAATGAGTTATAATTATCAATATATAAATGTTAAAGAAGTATTAGATGAAAAACCAATTGAAGATAATATTGAAATTCTTCATATAAGCAAATGGAATCCAGATTTAAAAGATATTATAAATAATTTAAAACCACAAAATTTAATAAATATTTTAAATAATTCACCAGCATCATTAAAATATATTTTTGTAGATTTTGATTATTACAGATTGAAATTATTACCAAATAATTTTTATGATTTATTAAAATTACCATTTGGTTGTAGATTTATTATTATACGAAATATGGGTGGTCACGATAAAGGTAAAATGAGTGATGTATATTTAGAATTTAATGAATCATATTTTAGACCTTTTGATAATAAAAGAATTGATTTTAAATCAAAAGTAAATAATGGTTCAAAATCATTTAGATATTATTTAATGGATTGTGCTAATATATTAAACGCAGTAAAAAAATATTAATGGAATATTTTAATCTAAATTAATATAATGGAAAGTTGGGTAGAAAAGGATAATTTAAAGACTGATAGTCTTCGTTTTCGTATTACTCTTAAATTATTAGACCTTGTTGAAGAAGCGTGTAATGACCCCTCATATGATAGATGTTTAATAAGTGGATGGATTAAAAAAATTAAACTTACTGAATTAGATTTTACATTATATAATGATATGAATAAAATTTGTAGAGAAGTTGAACAAAAGGAATTAAAAGATTATTTATCAAATGAAGAACATTGTTATTTTGATATAATTAAGAATAAAAAAAAAGATGAATCTAATAAAAAGAGAATAATTAAAAGATTTAGTAAAGAAGATTTAGAAATGGTTCAAAAGTTGATTCAATTAACTCATTGGTTTCAAACAAGATATGGAGGTAATGCTACCTATTCATTATACTTTAAAACGGCTTTGGGTTATTATGAGGATGTAGAAAGGATGTGTAAGGACGAATTGAAGGAAAAGGATAATTGCGGAAAGTGAATTTCAGACAATTATATATATATTATAAGTTAAAATTCACATTCCGCAATTTGACAAATTGGGCTCAAACTTCAAATCGTACTTTTACTCTTGGTTCTTCTATTGATGGTAATGGTGTTGTTTGATGTATATGAACTTGAGTCAATCCATTTGTAATTGCTGGTTTAGATGTTGGTTCATCTTTATATTTCTCGTTATACCTCTTGATAATATCTGGTGGTATAGCAGGTTCACTTTCTTTTAAGTTTTGTAAATCCTTCTGTATAACATCTAATAAGTCCTTAGCAACCATACGATATTTCTTATCTAATGATAATTGTATTTGAATCATTTTACTAATCTTTGAGTATGACAAAGAATGGATGCGATGTCCTTCAGTTCTTTTAGTCCAATCAAAGTAATTATCAAACATCTTCATAATACTTATACATATTGATAGAACACCAATCATTATGTTTTGTTCTGCGAATAGATTTAAGTTTGATAATAATCCCATAACGGAACCGATGACAATTACAGGGATATTCATAAATACACTGAGACGACTATATTTCTCAGATGCCATAGAATGGAGAATACTCATTGATTCGGCTTTTTCGCTTTCATCTTTGAGTAGTATTTCAAAATCAGATGTATATGTTATAGTATCATCGTTCATATACTATAACCTATATTTTAATTATCTAATTCAACATATGGATTTACATTAAATGTTTACCTAAGCGTTGTTTGCCACCTCCTGAATGACCACCAGCGGAGAAGCCAGTACCACCAGAAGCACCGTGTCCAGCCATACCACTGATTACCTTACCAGCCATTTGAGCGTAAGGGTTGCTATGTTTGGATAAGTAGTCGCCAGCAATAGGGGCTACGGCTTTGGCTACGGGAGCGAGTTTGGATACAGCAGACTTAATCATATCAAGGAAACCACCACCAACCATTCTCTTTACATCTGAACGAGTGAAGGCTACTTGGTCAGATGCTTCTAATACATCAGCCTTAGTTAAGATACCAGTGTATGTAGAAGATGTACCTCTTTCATTTACGAATACACCTGAGTTCATTGTTACAATTACTAATTCTAATTGGTCAGGTACATATTCTTTGTTGTCGGCAAATTGAATTTGTACTTGTAAGTTGAAATTACCTAATGACCCTGGAGCATAGAAATCTTCAACTAATTGGATATCCTTACCAAATTCAAGTGTGATGTAAGAACCAACTGTAGGTACACCATCAAAAAGATTGATGGAAGGACCATTACTGTAAGTGTTAGTAGCAACACCAGACCATTCAAGCCAGTTTTGGTTATTTCCATTGTCTTTTGCCATCTTATATAAATCTTGTACTTGGGCAGATGCTAAGAGACCTGAGTTATTGTTAAAGTTAATAGAGATGTTTTGGATAGGGAAAGCAACATCAGCATCACCCCATTTTTGGGAACCTAATTGTTTTCTTAAGAAGATAATGAGTTTATCTGGGATTTGGTTGAGTTGGAGAGATTGAGATGAGATACGAGAACCACCAGATGGTACGAGTGTAGCACTTAATGAGTTAGCGTTTAAGTTGTAAGAAGCACCAGTAGAAAATACACTATTACCAGCAAATTGAGAAATGTAACGAGGTAATTCATAATAGGGTACAATGTTACGAGCAGGCATCATATCAGATGGGTGAGGTGTTAAGAATTGGAAGAGTAATCTGGATTTGGATAATAGATTGGTGGCACTTGTTGAGAGTAAGTTATATGTGTCACCTGCTTGTACATCGGAAATATATAAACTTTTAAATCCAGAAGGAGAAGGAGAACTGGATGTTGCTGTTAAACCATCAGCACCATCATTAGTAGGCATTGATGGACCACGCCATACACGAGATACATCACCAATGTTAAAGATAAAGTTCAAGTTTTGGATACCATAGAAACCTTGAGCATTGCTTTGAGGATTGGCATAGATGAAAGGAGATAAGAGTAAAGGTTCAGTGAGTAAGAATTGGAAGCATTCAACTAATGTATCATTGGTTTCTGATTCAGTTATATATTCAGCAGAATATTTTACAGGTTGGAAAGCACCACGAGGATAGATATCAGAATCAATGGCTAATGTGTAATCATCTAGAGGGTTATTGCCTTGTTTTTGTGAGTCTACATAGTTAGAATAACCATCTAAGTAAGTTGGTGTAGTACCGTTATAACAGGCTAATTCTCTTTTATCAAGTAAGCGAGTTAATGCGGGTAATACATCACGAATGTTAATGCTTACAGTGTTATTGTTTACAGTAGCACTCATTACAGTCATTGATTGATGTACAGGGAAAGGAGCAAGAGCCATATTTTGACCATAGCCTACTTGTTCACCAGGTAATAAAGAAGCATATACAGGTGTATTTGGTGCTGGGGTACTGACATAACCAGTAACCTTTTTACTCTTAACTGTTACAGTTAAGAGAGTTTCTAATAGAACTCTTCTGTCAATTATGGTTTGTTCTGAAGGCACTTGGACATTGAAAGTAAGTTGAGAACCACTTTCAGAGATAGCACTAAAGGGAGCACAAGTCATATTTTGACCACCTTTAATAACAGCGTACTTAATATTGTCAGTGACATCAAGACGGTCATCTTTGACTAAAACTTTTGTGAAATCTGCGGACATTATATATAACATATCTTAGATAAAACTTTTATCGTTTAATTTAAGATTTGTTAAGATTTTACTGATTTTTATAAATCATTATTATATAATGCTTTCTTTCTAAACATAATTTTGATACTTCCATTACTTCCAGGTCCAAGAGTAAAAGGGATTAAATTACCAAAGGCATCTCTCCAGAAAATTCTAATTTCTAATGCCGATATAGGATTATTACCAAATAAGTCAACCAATCTATATTCACCTGATGGAGTATATTGGATGAGAGGTTTATAATCAGCACCAGTTACTAAACCTACTTCAAAGTCAGTTAATGTATTTGTAATATTAGCATTGTTACCAACATTAAAGAATTTAGAATCAGTACCATATACTTTAGGTACGGCTGTAAGTTCTGGAACTACAGGAAGGAAAGCAGTAGTAAATACAATAGATTGAATTGGATTCCATAATGGAGTTGTTGGATATTCTTGAGTTAATTGAAGAACTGGATAAGAGAAACCAGGTTGTCCAGGTGTTGTTGTTGCTGGTAGAGTATTGAATACTTGATTACTTACCATAATTTGAAAGTTCTTACCTATTAAAGTATTAGCAGAGTTATAACCTTGATTATTACCAGTAAAAGAACTGAATAAGTTATACATAGGAGAATTGAAAAAGATTTGAATAGGGTTAGGTTTATTAGTATCATACATATTAACAGCACCTGTTGGGTCATATTCACAATTTATAGTTGCTAAGAACTGACTTGCGTTCCAAGACATAAATGGTGGATTCTTTGATGGTAATGTACCTCCAGCAGCCACAACCTTAGCATTCAAATCATTATAAGCATTGACAAACCCTTCATTAACAATTTGAATAAACCAATCATAACTATATACATAATAGTATTCATTTCTTAAATCAATAAAGTTAATAGGAGGTGCTGGGAATGTTTCATTAATGTTTTGAGGAGCATAGATTAAATTGGCTGTTCCATTATAGGCAACACCAGATATATCGTATTCAAGGGTTATCTTATAGATTAATTTGTTGATATCATTTTGACCTGTTTCTGCTTGAGGAATGAATACGGGTAATGTAGAACTTTGTAAACTAAATCTAACTACAGACATAAAATAATCATTAGGGTTATTTAAATATGGACTATTTCTGATTTCGTTGAAAATGATGGGAGGTGCTGGTTTGGTTCCTGTTGTATCATTGTTAACGATGGAAACATTGTAGTAGATATGATTGCTATCATAAGTACCACCAACTTGGTTATTTCTAATAAATACAGACATTATATATTAATACTTAGATAAAAAAACTAATCTAAATCTTACAAATCTACAATATTTCTTTTAAACTTTATATCTAAGTATAGTTATATATTATGTCTGTATCTAGTCTTCTTAACGCAAAAGGTTTAATTGATTCAAGATGGATTGATGGTTCTTCACCTTCTGGTTCTGGTGTATCAGCAATCAATACTGAATTATCTGGTAATGTAGACTTATCTGGTAACAATGGTGTACAAATTATAAAAGATATTTCTTCTAATGGTTTAACATTCTACAATACTGGTGTATTAACTATTAATGAATTATTTGGTAATGTCGATGTATCTGGTGGTCTTGGTATCTCAATTACAAAAGACCCATCTGGTAACAACGGTTATATCTGGTCTAACGATGGTGTTTTAGCCGTAAACTCTTATAAGGGTGATATCTCATTCAATGCTGGTTCTAATATTCAAGTTGATTCAAGTAATGGTGTAATTACCATCGGAACTAATCCTTTTAGTCCTTCATTCACTTTATACGACCCTTCTGGTGCTACTGGTTGGAATTTGATTGATGCTTCTGGTGGTACAAGAATTGTATCAGGTCAAGAATTTATATCTAATACACCAACTCCTCCAGGTTATTATTGTGTAACTTATACTATTTCAGCAAAGAACAGTTTTACTTTTGACTCTCCTCCTGCTCCTGCTCCTCCAGTTACATCAGGTGGTTTTAGGGTTGTGTTATCTCCTACAGCATCAACATTTACAAATTATGCGTTGGTTGATACAATTTATTATAACAACACTAGTGAAATCCCAGCACCTAATTCAATTGATGGTCTCACTTGGACTTTCCAATATATAATTGCTGTTGATACACCTGGAGCATTTTTGAGATGGCAATTAACAGGTGATGTTGGTGGTCAATTATTATATAATGATGGTGCTCTAGCATTCTCACTTGAAAATGTACAAGTATTAAAGATTGTCTAAAAATCTTGGTAAAAAAGTTTTATATAAATTATCTAAAATAGATTATATAAAATGTCTGTAGCGAATATTCTTAATAAAAATGGTTTAATTGACCCTGCTTGGATTGATGGTACTCTATCTGGTGTAACATTAATTGATATCTCTGATAATAAACACGGTATACTTCAACAATATGATATTTCAGGAAGTAGTCCTCCTGTTAACGCATCATTATTTGAAAACCCAATTACTTTACAATCCAATAAAGGATATCTTTTTAATATGATTACATATAGTGATGCTTCTGACCCTGGAACATATAATTTTTTAAGTTATTCTCTTGATGTTAGTGGTAATCCTGGTATATCAGGAGATTTTAATGGTTATTTAGTTGATAGCACTTATATATCATTTCAAAATGATACTGTAGTATTTGATACTAATGGTTTAAATTCTCCTAAATTTCAAGTATATTGGAATGCTCAATCGAAGACTGCTCCTCCTGGTTCTAAATCATTCTTAGGTTATACAAAAGCCAATTTAACACAATATGGGTAAAAATCTTAACAAAATTAATTATAAAAATAATTTATAATTAATTTTATATGATACCTTCTAAAACTATTGATTATGCTGATACCAAAACCCCTCTCTGTGAATTAGGAAAAAAATATGATACTGATAAAACACCTTGGAGAGAAAATCTTACTGATAAACCTCCTTATCGCCACGCTCACCCATATACTTGTTTTTATGATAACTTATTCAAAACAATGAAAGATAAAAAATTAGTATTTGGTGAATTGGGTATATTGTATGGTTCATCAATGTGGATGTGGAGAGAGTATTTTAAGAATGCTGATATTTATGGTTTTGAATATGATATTAATTTAATTAATGAATTCCACCAAAAGAATAAAGAAAATATTAAGATAGATACTATTAATGTAAATGATATTAACAATATTAAAAATACATTAGCCAAGTATCCTTTATTTGATATTCTAATTGATGATACAACTCACCAAATGAGACATCAAATAAATGTTATTAAGTTTGCTTTTGATAGAGTTAAACCTGGTGGTTATTTAATTATTGAAGATATTTATGAAGCATATAATGAAAATGATTATTATATTCAAATTAAAGAATTCTTAAAAGAATGTAGTGAATATTACTTTGTTAAATTAGACCATTCAAAGAAGTTTTCTAAACCGTGTTATAATGATAAATTATTGGTATTAAAAAAAAAACAACCCACACCTAAGATATGTGTCTTTATGACAGATAATAGACCATTAGTTGATAATATTGAATATGCTAAATATCATACATTATCTGTTGCTATCAATAAATATTACTGTGATAAACAAGGTTATGACTTTTATTACTATAGACCTTATTATAAAGATTCTGATTCAACTGAACTATTTAATTGTCCTGACCCATATAATTCTGAAAATCAGAGACACAGTGCTTGGGCAAGAATTTTGGTTGGTTTAGATTTAATGATGAATAAAGATTATGACTATTATATGTATTTAGATACTGATGCTATATTTAAAGAACAAGATAGAAGAATAGAAGAATTAATTGATGAAATGGTTTATGATATAATATTCCAAAATGATGAACCACATTATTTATCTACTGCTTGTACTGGTGTTTTTGTTCTTAAAAAGAATGCTAATACCATTCAATTCTTAAAAGATTGGTATCGTGTAAATGCTGGTTATTATAATAGAGGTAGAAACTGGGACCAAAGTGGTTTATATATATTATTTAGATTAAATAAATATCCATATACTATAACATATGAAAAGTATTTTAATGAAAATTCTAAACAATTCATTAGACATTACAATGAATGTAATAATCATTTAAGAACTCCAACTATGCTTGAATATATTAAAGAAAACAATATAAATTTTTCAGATGTATTTAAAACAATTAAAGTAATTGATTTTGACACATCAAAGGCTAGTTATTAAATGTAATATACTTTCCTAGGTTTTCACCTTGTACATTACTATCAAAGTTTTGTGGTACATAGTATAAATGAGGAAACCAATCATATAGTTTATAGTATTTATCATACATAATAATTGCGTGGTCAATGGCTCTTAATGATATCTTATTATTGAAAAGATAAAAAGATATCTGACTCATTTTCTTAAACATTTCGGCACATATTGATTTTCTTACAACATATGCGTGAGCCGTTCTTTCCCAATCCACATTATAACTTTCTTGTAGTTTAATCTTTCTTAAATAAATATTAGGATGTTCTGTTTTTTCAAATTGTTCTAATGATTTAGGTTCCCAGTTTGGTGTATAGCGACCACCTAAAAATATCATATCAACACCAAGTTTATTTAAATCTGTATTTAATAAATTATTATAGTTTGTATCAAAGTTATCTGACATAAAGAAATCATCTTCATATATTCCAACATATTCATCATCTTTAATATCATTATTTTCTGCTATTGCTTTGTAAACATACATATGGGACATATGGACTCCAAAATATCCTCTTGTTGTTGTTATATTGTTTTTAGCCATAAAACGAATAAATGGTGTATTACCAGCATCAAATCTTTTTAATTCATTTAACGCATCTTCACCATCAAAGGCTTCAAAGCGAATATAATTATTTTGTTTCATTAAGGTTTCGGATATTCTTTCTTGGATTTTAGTCCAGCGGTCTCCACGGCGTTTTAAGTTAATAATGTAATTATTCTTTAGCATATATATTATACTAGATTATTTTAAACAGCGATTAGATTTATTACATTCAATATTGTTATAATTATTTAAATGATTGGCTACTTGTTCAGCAGTCCAAGGTTTCCAGACCTTATCTTTATATTTAGGGTCCTTTAACATTTCTTGAGTTAATTTATGAATATCAGGTTTAATATATTTTGGTTCCTTCCATAGTTTAACATAACTTTCATTTAATAATTTAACAATATTCTTTCGCATATAAAAGATATAGAAATTATTTTATAAATTAATATAATGAATACTTGTGCGATTTGCTATGACGAATATAAAGAATTGGAATTAATTAAAGCAGGCTGTTGTTCAATGACAATATGTAGGAATTGTATAAAGAATTTAAAATGCTGTCCTCAATGTAAAAGGGATTATGCGTGGGATAATGACAATACTGAATTGAAAAAAGAATTATATCAATCAGAATCAAAAAGATTAGGATTATTATTAACTAATGAATTATTAAAAACTGATTTAGAAAAATTTGAAAAGTTGGTAAAAAAATATCAAAAAATGCTTGGTGAGTCTAACACTGACCAAATACTTTTAATGCTAAGAGTTGAATCTTTAGAGAATACAATTATTGATTATATAAAACAAAAACAAAATGATAAAGAATTAGAAAGAGTTATTCAACAATACAATCTAAATTTAATTTAGATTGCTGACGAAGTCTTTAGACTGAGGATGTCCATTTGAATTTAATTTAATAATAAGCACCAGCGAGTTTAATAGATGTGTTATCTAAGAAGTCAATAAATGGAGCATTTTGCCATTCTTGACCTGGGTTATAAGGTGGAGTTGGTGCGTTAGGGTTATTAGGAACATTTTGAGGGTTAGTTGTTGATACCCACAAGTTGTCAACGGATAAAGCAACACAGTATACATCATTGATTAAGTTTTGTACATAAGCAGGAGATACTGTTACATTGAAATATTGGCTTACGCTTGTTGCGTGTTGGAATGATAATCCCATACGGAAACCAACTAATTTGTTATTCAATGAGTTAGTAGGTGTAGGTGCTTTGTAAGGAGTCCAGATTGTTTTAACTTGTAATGATTTATCAGGTCCTTCAAAATAGAGAGTTGGTTGAATATCCCATTGTCTTTTCGCAGCGTCAGGTAATTGGAAAGGACCGCTACCTACATTAGAATAATCAATTGATAAGTTTAGTTGGCAACAGTTCGCAGAACCTTTCTTTTCAGGGAATAAGCATTTAGAACCATCATCAAACATAATGGGCATAATCATTGGAGCATTAGGGTCTGGGTTAACACCTGAAGGAGTGTTATTAGATAGAGGATAAGGAGCAGGTTGAACAACTAAGTCAATTACACCATTAAAGTTTCCAAAAGGAAAACCTTGAACTTTACCCATAAGTTGAGCGATGTTAATAATAGGACCTGTTGTGTTAGGTTTAAAAGGATAGTTGGAAACAGTGACGCTAACTTTGCTAGGTGAGTAACCAGGACCATATGCGATTTGTAATGCGTCCATTAATTGGAGAGTGTCAGCCAATACAGTGTTAGGATTAGGAGTAGCCATAGATATATACTATAGCCTATATATTATTTTAAAAAGTTGGTTCTATAAGATTTCGCAGATTTGTTAGACAGCCAAATTGCGGAATGTGAATTTCAGTCCATTATATATATGTTATAACCCAGAATTCACAATCCGCAATTCTACAAAACTTGGGGTCCCCATTTAGTCCTTTTCATCGTCTGAATCTTCTTCACCTACCTTAAATATACTGTTTTCAGTCATTGCGACTTGAGGATAGTTCTTAAAGATGGTTGCCCATCGGGACTTTGACTTTTTAATCCTTTTAATATCATCTTTATCCAATCCTATATAATCAGTTAATAGATAGTTAACTTGTCTAGCACTTCCACTGTGGGGAAAGTAGGTAATGGTATGAGCCTCGTTTAATATTCTTCTGGTATCTCTACCCGCTGTAGGTAAGTGGTTGGTCATAATACAAAATGTATTGTAGTGACGACCTTCTTCAAGAATAGCATTTAATATACCATAAACAGCATCTCTCATCTTCTTATCTGATATTGTATCTATATCGTCAAATATAACTAAACTATCAGCAAAGTCTTCTGCTTTCAATGGTTCATCAATTAAGTTCTTATCTATCTTAATTCTTTTAACTCCTAACTTATCAATTGACGCATCATCTTTCACATTAGAAAATACATAAATATCTTCACCTTTATTTTTCTTCTTCCATTGTTCTACATACTTTGATGTATAAGTACTTTTACCAGAACCTGACGGACCTGTAATATATAATATTTCCCTTTCAGTATTTGGATTAGGAATTTGTTGAAATTTACCTTTTCCTTTATCTAGTACCAATTCCTTAAAAGGTTTTGATACTTCATCTTCTTCCTTCTCATTTGTTGTTACGCTAACTATTTTATTTTTTAAATCTCCTCCATCAATTACTGCTAATGGACGACCTTCTTTTTCTAAGTTCAACGACATATATAAAATATATTAGAAAATAAAATATTTTATATAAGTTAAGACAATTAAGATTTTTATTTTACATAAACCAATCATCATTTTTCTTTTCATCATATTCTAACGCAGATTTTTTTGTTGGCTGTCTCTTTTTTTTAGCACCACCTTTCATTTTCTTTTGTTTGTGTAATATTGCTTTTTCAACTTGTAAGGCATCTTCTGGAGCAATCTTTTTCATTTCAGATAATTGTTCATTTGATTCCTTTTTGAGGTCTGATGATGTATTACTTAATAATCCAATTAGTTTTTTATGTTCTTTAGCAAAATTCTTTTTAGTCATAGAAACCTTTTTTCCTTTTCCTTTTGCTTTTTTAGGTGTTTCGCACATATCGCATCCACCTTCTTTAGTTCCTTCTAATGCTTCTTCTTGTTTTGGTGTTTCTTCTACAACTTCTTCTTTTACTGCTTGAACTTCATTAACTAAATTATTAGCATTTCTTTCTTGGTTTTCATCTAATCTACCTCTAGAGTTATCATCCTTTAATCCTAAATAAGGATATGGTCCCATAGGATATAGTTTTTCTTGAAACCATTTATTATGTTGTCTTCTGGCTAATTCTCTGGAAATATAATTGGCTTCTTCTGGGTCTTGACCTATGGCTTGAAATGAATTAGTTAAGAATCTGGTTCTCATTAAATCTCTTTTTGGGTCAGCACCATTTTCCCATACACCACCTTTCATACGACCTTGACCTTGAACTAATGGAGGTAATGGTGGTAATACTGATGACTTTTTATTTTTTTGAGATAGTTCAATACCATAAGGACCTATTTTTTCTAATTCATTTAATATTTTTTCTTCTTGAGTTGTATCACGAAATTCATCTTTTGCTTGTTTAATAAGTTGTTTTATATCATTTATTTTTCTTTTTCTTTCTGCTATTTGCCTTCTAACTTCATTATATTCAAAAGCACCTTCAGGTTTTCCAACAAAAAATTTATTTGATAACATTGAAGCATCTAATTTAATTAATGGTGGTGCTTCCTCAATTAAGTCAACTAATTTTTTGATTATACCTGTACTTCTTGTATATAATTGTGTATCTTCATTTCTTAAAGTAATAGCATATGCTAAAAATTGTTTTGCGGATTGTACTACTGGTGCTAACTTACTAATTAAATAATTGATATTTTGTTTTGAATAAACATTTTCTCTATCTTTATTATTAATAGTATTGACAATACCATTATATTGTGAAACAACATTTGCTAATGATTCATCAAATGATGATTTCATTTTATCAATATATTTCTTTAATTCTAAATTGTTTCTACCTAAATCTGAATCTAATGTTGATATAGATGGTATTGAACCTGTTTCACTATAATCAAATACATCTGATGCTGGTACACCAGATGATTGTGTTGATACAGTTGGTATTGTAGCGTCATCTGGTGGAACACCATAATCAAAAAGATTAGGGTCTGGTTGACCTGCTACTAATGAAAGATTTGGTAGTTGTTGTGTAAGTTTTTCAATAGTGTTTCTTAAAGCATCTACCTGAGTTTGTAGAGTAGCATCTAATTCTAAATCACTCTTTTTTGGTTGTGCTTGACTTTCATTCATTGCTCTTACAGATTTAACTTGTTGGTCATAAACCCTTCTATTTTGGAAAACATCGTAGTCTAGTACTTCTCTAATTTGTTTTTCTCGTAAACTCATATTATATAAATTACCTTAGATTAAAGTTTTTATATAATATTTGATAGATTTCAATATAGATTATGTTCTTTTACATATTTACTGGCTTCTATTAATTTTAAGCCTTTTTCCTTCATAATCTTTTTTACTAATTCAGCACGCTTACCTTTTCCTTTTCCAAAGCCTGACATTGTGGATGATGGCATTTGGGCTTTAGGTACTGGAGCATTAAGTTCTTTCTTAGCAGTTGATTGTAATGTTTCTTTTGTGTTGGTTGTAGTACCACCTACCATTCTAGGATTGGCACCACCCTTTTTACGATGGAGTTTTAAATCAAGTTTATCAGGACCGCTATCTCTTCTGGGACGACCACGACCTCTTTTCTTTGGTGCTTCCTTAGGGATTTCTTCTTTATCTTTTACACCTTTTACTTCCATTGCGAGTTTTTCATCTTCTTTATCCTTTTTGGATTGTTTACGAGGACGACCTCTTTTCTTTTTACCAGCACCAACAGCACCATCTACATCACCAAAACCAGTATCTCTAAATGTTCCTTTAGCATAACCACTGGCTCCACCTTCAATTGCTGAACCTACGGGTTTAGATGCGATACCTAAACGGGCGTTGGCTGCTGGAATTGAAGCCATAGCAACCATTTCACGAGTCTTACTTTCATCAGCGGGTACACCTAATGTTCCGAAACTTTGACTTACAGCAGGTACTTTATTTACTTTACCCTTTGGTACGCGTTTACCTTTCTTTCCGTCAATTACAGTTCCTGATTGGAGACCTAAGATAGCACCACCTTGTAATTGGTCAAATTGGTCTCCTTGTTTTTTATCAGCATAGCGTGAAGCGTGTCCGAGTCTTGTTCCTCCTTCTTTTTCTTCGTCAGATGTAGAGTATTCTGAATCATCTTCATAATAATGTTTTTTGGAAGCATTAGCACCTTTATATTCAGCGACACCGCCAACACCAGCACCGCTTAAACCTTTTCCAAAGAAATGGTCAACGGCTAAATTATTAAGAGGGATTAAAGCAGGTAAAAAACCACCTGATAAATTAGCGGATTGAGTATAGTCAATAGTACCTTGACCAGTGGCGTCTGAGTGAGTAATAAATTTTACATTATTATAATGGACTTGTCTGGCGATGGCTTCGTTGTAGGGATTTCTATACGGCATATATATTTATATTTAGAATATTATTTTAAAATAAAAAAAATATAAGATTTTATATTTAAAAAAATTATATTCTAAATTAATTATATATGAAAGGTTTTTGCCAAAAATGCGGTAATTTAGATTGCCCACAACTCGTTGACTTAATTTTAGAAGTCGAAAAAGATAAAGTTCATTTAATGGAACAAGATAAATTAATTCGTGTATGTCCTACTTGCCAAGGTTGGTTTAATGGTATTTATCATCCTGAATCAAATCGTATTAGATTACAAGAAGGTATTCCCGTTGGATTATATAAAATTGCTTTATATAAACACGGAATTAAACCTCCTAAGAAACCCAAGAAGGAAAAGACATTACAAGAAGCAGTATTAGGTATCAAGGAAAAGAAACCCCGTAAACCCAGAGAACCTAAGGCTCCTAAAGTTAAGAAAGGTGAACCAGCACACCCTTTAGGCGATTTAATCGCCTAAAGGGCTGACGAAGCATTTATGCGAGGATGACCCTTTAGAAGCAATAATTAATGATAAAAAATAGTATAAAAAATAATGTAAAAAATCTCATTTAAAGAAAAAAAATCTATAGTAATTATATATGACCAGTAAACAACCCAAGGATTTTGAAAACAAAATTGTTGAATTGTTAAAAGATAAAAAGAATCTTTCTGACTCAAGTATTATTGTATATCTCCGCAACTTAAAGAAATTAAATAATGATACACCATTTAAGAACTTTGACTTTTTAAAAGATGAAAAGAAGATAATTGAAAAGTTATCTCAATATAAGGAAAATACTAAACGCAATTATTTAATTAGTATTGTATCAGTATTAAGTTTATTCCCTGATACTAAGACCAAAAAACTCCACGATGTTTATTATAAATTAATGATGGATAAAACTAATGAAATTAAAAAGGATGTTAACCCTGAAGACCTAACTAAGAAACAAGAAGAAAATTGGATGAGTTGGGACCAAGTATTAGAAGTATATAAGAAATTAGAAGAAGAAGTAAATAAGTTTATTGATACTAAATCATTAACTGACGCACAATATAATAAGTTAATATCATATGTAATATTATCATTATATGTTAAATTAGAACCTAGACGCAATAAGGACTATCAATTGATGTATGTTGTTAAGTCCTATAATAAAGAAAATATGGATAAGAATTATAATTATTTAGATATATCCCATAAGAAGTTTATATTTAATAATTATAAAACTAGTAAGAAATATGGTAGTAAAGAAATTAGTATACCTGATGAATTATTTACTATAATATTAAAGTATTTAAAACATCATCCATTATTACAAAAGGATAAATTAACTGATACTATGATGGTTCCATTTTTAGTTAATATGAGTGGTTCAGCCTTAGATAAAGTTAATAGTATTACCAGAGTATTAAATAGAACTTTTGGTAAAGCCATTGGTTCCTCTATGTTGAGACATATTTTCTTAACTGGTCAATTTGGACCTATATTAGAAGCCCAGAAAAAGATTGCTGGGAATATGGCTCATTCATTAAATCAACAAAGGGATTATATTAAGGTTCCTAAAAAGATTGTTGTAGACTTTTAATATTCTTTAATAAATCTCCAAGTAAATGATGTATTATAATCTGTAGGAATTGTAGCACTTACACCACCAATTGATGTTAATCCACTTTGTAATGTTTGTACTAATTGTAATCTAATTACATCACCAACATCTAATTCAGTTGTTGCTGAAACAGTTCCATATTGATTTGTTGCTGGGGAATTATGAATCCATTGTGATAATGGAAATAAGTATGATGAATTACCACCTCTTGTTATAGATATAGCAATAATACGGGCACAATCATTTGTTTGCCAACTTGCTGTATTTGGGGCATTACTAATTACAAAGTCTAATTGATAAATACCTTTTTTAATTGTTGTAAATGTTGATGAATTAGTTAACCCTATATAACCCGACAAATCGCTCCAACTAGTAGCATTACTAAATGTAACATTTGTCGTTCCACTTCCCGCAGTTTGTGATGATGCTTTATACCATTGACCAAGGTATACAGGATTATTAATTGTTAGATTACTATTACTTCCATTTATTGTTATATTAGTTCCAGCAGTTAAAGCCAATACACCCGTATTACTGACAATAGGATTTAATGGGTCAGTGTTATCAACATTAATACCATCTCCAGCAGTTACAGATGTTACGGCTTCTGGAACAACTGCGTCAATTGTTAAGTTATTATTACTTCCATCAATAGTAATGAATTTACCAGCAGTTAAAGCCAATACAGCAGTACTATTTACTGTAGGTCTATGAGGGTCTGATGTATAATCAATATTAATACCAGTTCCATCAACCATTGTGATGATACCTCTATTAACTATTGTAGGGAATCTAGCATCAGGATTTATCAAAGGAAAAACAACATTGATACCTTCACCTGCTGTTATTTCTATTATACCATTATTAGTAATAATAGGATTAGTTTGAGTTCCTGATATATCAATACCTAATCCTGCTGAGATATCCATTCCAGTTGTTGAAACTGATATAGATGGATAACCTCTATTTGATGAATCAATAGTTACATTTGATGAACCAGCGGTTATACCAAGTACACCATCATTACTAATTATAGTTGATAATGATAGTTGTTGGACGCGAATACCTTCACCTTCTGAAATGTTTTCTAATTGATTTCTTGCGATAATAGTTGGATTGGCTGTATTACCACCTTCTACGATGATACCATCACCACTTGATATTGATTGGACTCCAGATGATGTTGAACCATCAATCCAATTTGAGTTTATGAGACCATTTTTGTTAAGAATACTTGCTACAGACATATATTACTAGACTTTAGATAATAATTTTGGGGACCCCAAGATTTGGTTAGTCCAATTGCGGAATGTGAATTTCAGTCCATTATCTATATATAATAACCCAGAATTCACAATCCGCAACTCGACAAAACTTTGGGGCCCCATTTGGCTTATTACCATAACAAATTAATACTTAACTCATTAGGACTGAACTTTCCTAAGTTATGAAGTTTACTCATCGCACCGTGAGACTTTCTAAATGTATTTCGTTTCATATCAGCATATCCCTTCTTAACATCACCCTTTTTCTCTTTAGCGGACCAAATGATATAATCTCCATATCCAACGCGTCCGAATCTCTTCAATCCTTCTGGACTATGATAAACTAATTTGTGTTTCCCATCATCACTCATCTCAACTTTTTTAGGGTCATAGCCTGATGCTTTGGCTAACTTCTTAACTGCTTTCATATATGACTCGTGCGTTAGTCCTGCTTCTGCTAGTTGTTTATGAAACTTATCCATACCTAAACCAAACATACCTTTAGCCTTTTGTTCTAATGAACCTTCTTGGTAGTATTCAGAACCTGGAGGAGCAAAGTTTTTATATGCGTTTGTTACTATTGATGGTACACCTATTAAAGGTGCTACTTTGCCAACTAAGAAATCACCTGCCTTTGTTAGTCCTTCTACAATTGGTGTAAATGGTGAGTCTTTACGGCGTCTCATCTCCGCATTCCATTCTGCTACTTTTCTGTTATGTACAGCCATCGGGCTATTGTATTCATATTCAGCATTTCTTTTAGCCATATATTCCTCATTTAGTTTATCATATTCTGCTCTCTTTTCTGGAGTCAAAAAACTTAAATCGTGTGGTGGTGATGGTCCTGTTTTCTTTTCAAATAATGATTTAACATCAACTGTCTTACCCCATTCAACTTGTTTCTTATATTCATCAGATTGTTTATATGCTTCTGATTCTGCTTTACTCTTCATATAGTTTTCAATTACCTTTTCTTTAAATGCTGGGTCATTAGCATATCTCCATTCAAATACGGCTCTAGGCTTTTTATATCTATCTTTGGGTAATGAATCAATTACATCTTGAGGCATACCTGTTGTATCATAATTGAGACCACTTACATTACCACCATCAGGCATTATTGCTCCACCTTTAACTGTTGGTTTAATATTGTATTTCTTTGTTCCTAATACATTTTCTGTTCTCAAAGGTTCAGGTCCTTCTTTTTGTTTTAACATCTTACCTATCTTTTCTTTACCAAGTTTCTTGGCTAATTCTAATGGTCTACATAATGGATATTCATTAAACTTTTCATATGTATCACTATTACCACAAGGTATTATAGTATCATCGTGATAATAATCATTTAATGATATCCATCTTTGTTTAAACCATTTTCTAATATTCATTTTAGGGGATTCTTCATCGTCATACTTACCCCCACGCTTCTTGTATTCCTTAACAACTTGAGCACTTCTAAATAAACTGTGTTTTGGATTCTTCTTATATATCTCATCTTTAACTTTATTATATAATTCCATATCTAATGGTTTAGCACCACCTTTCATCGGGGCAACATAATTACTAACGAGAATTTCACGGGATGGAATAGTTTGACCTCCTAATTGTCTTCTACCTACATATTTTGTCTTTATTTCATATATATGGTATTTATCTTTAAACATATCTTTTGCTTCTTTAATATCAGGAAATGATAATAGGAACTTTCCTTTTATCTTTGCTAGAACTTGTTGTAATTCCTTCAAGTTAATAGAAGGATAATAGAATTCAGATTGACTTTCGGCATAAGGTGGGTCTAAATAAAAGAATGTGTTTTTCGCATCATACTTTTGGATAACCTTTTTATAATCTTCATTTAATATAGTAGCATCTTCTAATCTATCTTTATATCCTTTGAATGTGCTATTGATACGAGGTTTACCAAATGTTTTACCGCGGGCAAAATAGGATAATCTATTAATTAAAAAGGTTTTGATAAACTTACCAAAATCATCTGATGGTTTATATTCTAATAGTTTCTTAAAGTCTGCTTTATCATAATCTCCATTTACTTCATTAGCAATCTTTTCAGCATCGTATTTCTGGAAACCTTTGAATATTGTATATATATTAGGGTCAATGTCATTTACAACTTCTTTATGGTCATTCTTATCTTTAAAGAAATAAACACTTCCACCTCCAACGAAAGGTTCTACATAAGTATTATAATCAACTGGATTAGGAAAGAAGTTTCTAACTATTTGTTTCTTCAATAATACTTTACCACCTAGACGAGCAGTTAATGGTTTTGCTGAACCTTCCATTAAACAACATAATCCTTTACCTCCTGTTTTGGTTTCATTTATAATGATTGCTTTCATTTGTTTCTCGGCAGTTTCTTTTGGTAATGGTTTCTTACTGAAACATTTACTCATATCGGCTTTACAAACTTTGTATCCATTTTTGGTTTTAACGATTCTATACGGCATTATATATATTAATTTAGATAATTAATATATATAATCAAACTTCTATATTTTTTTCCTCAATGGGAACTTCCGCAGGGACACTGTTAACTACGGTGTTAGTATTATTTCCCTCTTCAGGGACTTCTTTAATAGTACCACAAATATCACTCATTTTTAATAATGATATTTGGTCGCTCATTTCTTCTGTGATATCTTCTTCTTTCCATTGTTTAGCATTTCCATTTAATGCTATTTGGTAAAGGTTTTCATCATCAGTTAAGAAACGCATTAATGTAACCTTACCATATGGTAAAAGTTTATAGCGTTTAAATGCTTGGTCAAATAATGTTGTAAATGTATATATATCCTTATCTTTTACACCAGGTTTATTAACAGCAACTTTATATGCTACACAAAAAACTTCTCTTAATTTGTCTGGGTCAACTGGATTTTCTTCGTCATATTCCTTAGTTAAATATAAGGTAGGTTCGGTATGTAAATAATCGTTATTCATATATATTAATTTAGATTATTTTAATTTACCAAATATTAAACTTAGATTTGGAGAAATCTTTTTGGTCCTAAATGTTTTCTTTTCAAATTTTTGTTTTGGAATATTTCTAAATCTATAACTATTATTTGTTTCTCTAAAATAATGTTTATTTTCTGGTATGAATTTTTTAACTTCAACTTTAGCATCTTCTAATTTATATGGTTTTTTAATAATAACTGCGTGAAGTTCATAATCACCAGTTTCCTTTTTTTCTTTACCTTTACCCAATAATCTGGATGCCATAGCACCTAATGTAGTTAATGTTCTAATTAACTTATTACTTGATGATGGTATTTCTTTTGCTATACCACTTACATCCTGATAAATAAATTTACGGGCATCTTCTGTTAATAATCCACTACATTGTAATATATTTAGAATAAATACTTGACAATTATTATTAAAGGCATCATAATCATAAAAGTTATTTTCACCCATACAAGTTTTAGCATTATTAATTAATTCAGATATTGTTACAGTTTTTTTAATTGGTATAGATTGAAATTGAGTATCTTTATTTATTTTAAATGAATCTGATATATTTACTCTTTCATTCTTTTCAATAATAACTTGGGTTTCCGCATTATTGTATTTAACTTTGGCTACTAAACTTAAATGAAACATTTTATCAAATTGATACTTTTCTTTTAATTCACCAAACTTACCAAGTGTAACTAAGTTCATTAAATAAACCATATAAGATGTAACTGGTGACCTCATTACTGTTAATTCTTGAATTGGAATATTACCAAATTGATTTAATGTTTTAGCAGATTTATTTGGTAATTTATTCATAACTGAACTAGCAACATTTTTAATTGTATCTATATTATTTACAATAGCCTTACCAGTTGAATAGAATGGATTCAATGATAATATAGGGTCAACAACTTTATTATAGATACCTCTGAAAAAATCCCCTAAACCAGCACCTTCAAGTTTTTCCTTTTTATTTCTTTCTAAGAAGTCGTGTACATCTTTACCTTCCTTCTTAAGTTTCTTTATTTCATCAAACCATTCATTTGGAGAATAGATGTAATGACATTTCTTTTTCTTTAATGCTTTTTCACCTTCAGTATTTGGAGGGAATAAGAACATAGAACCACCTACAATCTTTTTTCCTTCTTTAACATAATCATTGAATGTTTTAGCGGATGATTTAAACATATCACTTATAATGGCTTTTGTTTCAGCATCTGTTTTACGGAAACCAAGTTTAGTGTAAAAGTTGATAGTGTCAGGATTTTCAACACTATCTAAATGGATAAAGTTGACTTTATAATCATATTCATTCTTAACTGCTAAGTGAAGCATTTCCTTAAATATAGTTGCTGTTCCACCAGTTCCACAAACTGTTGAAACATATAATTCACCTTTAGTTGGATTAGAACAGAAAGCAAAACCTTTGATTATCATCTTATCATCATCGTGAATGATGTTATAAAAGAAGTAATCAGATATAGCAGGATTAGCATTTGCTCTAACATATTTAGTATTTAGTTTTTGTTGACATAAGATATCACTTAACTTATCAGCGTAGAACAAGATGAAGTTTTGGAATGTTTCTGCGATGCCTTCTAATGGTTGATAAGATATGGTATGTATCTTTTTGTCATTTGGTATATTCTCCTTAAAATCATCATATAGTTCAGTTAACATTTCTCTTAAATCTTTTTTATCATATGGAGCATCTTTTATACCCTTTAGAAATTGGTCAACATCTAAAGGATGGTTTTTACCGTCTTTATCTTGAATATAGAACATTATATTAGTTTAGAACTTTTATTTTAACTTTCATCAAATGTTTTCTATATTTCCCAGTTCCTTCAAGTTCTTCTTTATTTTTGGATTTATCTTCTTTATGAACAATATAACCATCATCGGTTATTTCAAGATGTTGTTTAATTGCTTCTAACATCTTTTTATATGAGAGAGTTTTGTCTATAGGTAGATTGTAGGATTCTATTATTTTAATGAGTTGTTTTCTCTTAAGGAATTCGAATTTAAAATCTTCTTCCATTATTAATATACCTTAGACTTTTTTAATAAACTTTGCTACAATATCGTCATATGATTTTCCACTATTATCCTTTAGTTTTTTCATTAATTGGTAATACTCGTGAAGATTCTTTCCATCCTTCATTTGTTTTAAACGGAATACACAATGGCGTCCACAGGTGTTTACATCATTAGAAAGTTCTTGATATTTGACAGGGTTATATATAACTCTTTTACCAGCACCATCTAAAAGTCTTGTAAGATGTTTTCTAGATTGGTCTAATTGAGCATTCTTTTGTTTAGAGTTCCAGTTTAAAGGATTATCGGGCTTTCCACCGTATGAATCAAAATATTCATAGGCATTGTCGTTTTTACTTAGACAAGTCCAGTGTCCACTATTAGGACTACTTTCATATAATACAAAGGCATAGTCGTTATTAGTTGGTAGAAGTTTATCTATTGAGTCATAGTCTTGTAGTTCTGAGTACTTCAATATTTTGGCATTAGGGAAGTAGAAGCGGATGTCATCATCACCCATAGGTTCTTCAATAATTTCATCAATTTGTTCAGAGTTCATTATAATGTCTTAGATATTATTTTGGGGCCCCATATTTGTCATAGAATTGCGGATTGTGAATTCTGGGATATAACATATATATAATGGACTGAAATTCACATTCCGCAACTTTGGGAAAAAATATATAGTAAAAAAATAATCTAATCTAACTTAATGAAATCCAAATTTATGCGAATGGTGGGTGGAGCAAAGTCAGAAGAAGAAACTAATGTTGAACAAGAAGAAAAAATATTACCTCAATTATCAGATGGTGAAGTTGATATTATATATGATAAACTAATTAAACTTGACTTTAAGCACGATATGTTTAAAGGGTCTAAACGAGAATATATTTTAGAATTTGTTAATCGTATTGATTCATTTCTATTAAATTCACATTTGGAAAAGTTATCAGGTTCTGGTCAAGATGAAATAGATGAAATGATTGGAGATACTGAACTCAAAAAAGATTTAACTGATGGTATTAAATCTATTATGAGAGAAAAGTTAAAACAAGAATTAGTTGATGAAAAAAGGAAAGACCCTAATGTTGTATTAGATGCTGATGAAAGAAAATATTTGAACAGAAGTTATTCAATATCTAATATAAATAGAATTAAAGAAAACTTAAAAAAAGAATACCCAGATTTAAAAGATGATACTATAGATACATTAATTGAACACTATAAACCAGATATTAAAACAAAGGAAAGAAAACCAGAAGTTATTAAACAGTTAAAAACAGGTCCTAAGAAAATTCCTAATATTGCTAAAACTGTTCCATTATTAAATGAACAAACATTTTCAGAATTATTACATAAAGTTGAGAAGTTTGAAAATGTTGCTGAAGGTTTAAATGTAATTAGAGATACTTTAAGGTCAGCCCAAAATCCTCAATATGAACCATCAACAAGAGCCATCTTTTTAGGTAAGTTTAATTACGCTGGTAATTGTGGTGGCAATATAAATGATAAAGGAACTCTTGAAAATCTTGAAGAAATGAAAAATGGTGAATCTGATAGAAATGATTTTGTTACAAAGTTTAAAGATTCATATCCTTCAAAAAATGTTAAAGATTTAAAACCATATGACGATAAAGCAAAGGTAGGATTATTTAGTGAATACTTTTTTAATAAAGTTTTCTTAGACAAGTTTGTTAAAGATAAAGCACCAAATTTATACAATAATATAAAGAAAAAAATAGATGATGATAAAAACCCAATTAAATTAACTATAAAACAATTAGTAGGAGATTGGGATGCTATTGATAATGATTATGATGATTTTGGTATTGAACAAAAGTATTTAGGTGAACCAAATAGAAGTTATGGTCAATTTAAAAAGATAATAGATATGGGAACTAAGAAACATCAATATTTTATTTTTCATTCATCTAATAGTACAAAAAATTATATTAAAAGAGCAACATCTAATTTTGAAATAGATGATATTACATATAAAGCCAATATTGCTCCAGATGTTACAAAAAGTTTTGATATTAATAAGTTTAAAGAAGTTATGGTAAAAGAAGATACAGAGTACTATAATAAAAAAACTGGTAAAACAATTACATTTAAGGATATATTTAAAAAGGATAAAAATTTAGGAATATATAAAGTTAGAGATGGAGGTAAAGATAAATTTGGAGAACTCTTATCAGGACAGTATATATCAAGACAAAGTAATCAATCATTTCCAGTTGAATGGGGAATTACAAAACCAACAAATATGACTGATATTCATAAAGTTCCTTTTATTATAAATCTTGAAAATAAAAAATTGATTGAGAAGGGTATATTAGAAGATATAAATGTCTTTAAGCCTGAAAAAGTTTAAAAAACCATTTAAAGAAATATTTTTATATAGTATTATAATGCCAAGAGATTACCGTAAACAAATTGTTTATGTCTTTGTAATGCCTCACTGTCAAACTGAATTAGAAAATGTTGTTCCATTAACTCCAGAAAATCATACTGACTTTGTAACCCCAGAAGGGTTATTAATTGAAGATGCCTATAAAGCAGAGTTATGTTATGGACACTATCATTTTAAGAAGTCTTTATCTCTTCCAGAAATAGCATCATTTGTTCAACAATTAGGTGATAGTATGGATACTAGATTATATTTTGCCTTAAAGAAAAAAGGAAAGATATGGGAAGTAATTAGAAGTGGGGAAGATGATATGATTAAAACCCCAGATGGTAATATATTCATAGAATCAGTAAATGATGAGGCGGGAGGAGGCGGGTTTAATATTCCCATATTAATGGGATAAATAAAAAAAATAATAAAAAAAAGTAAATAGATAAGATAGAAGTTGTCTACCTTATCTATTATAAATCTAAATCATATTTCTTTAACTCTTTTGGAATCTTTTTACCTTGTTCTTTTAATTTACAAAACTTGTTGAATTCATCTTTATGGTCTACTTGTTCATATTCTACAGGGTCTTCATCTTCTACAAAACGAGTATTTTTTATCATTTCATTATATTCATCTAGTTCTTTCTGTTTATATTCGGTATGCTCTTTGTAAATAGTATTCAATGTATTGAACAAGTCGGTGAATGTAAAACCGTTTGCCCTGTTCTTTGATATTCTTTTACTCTCAATCGCAACAACACCCAAAATGTTATTTATGGCTTTAATGATGATTTTATTTTGTAGTTTGCTGTCTATGGTTGAACTAAAACGATTTTTAATAATTTCAAGGGTTTCATCAGAAAATTTAAGTTTTCCCAAGTCAACTTCCTCTAACTGCTGGACATCATTATCTTTTATTATGGCTTTGATGATATTGTCATTCATACCCTTTAAGAATTCACGACCTTTGAAATTCCATAAAAGGCGTCTAGAATCTTTTGATAAATGATAATAATGATTTTCAAAATAATATTTATCAACAGCCAAGCGTTCAATAAGTGTTGCCTTGCGTTCAAATATTCTATTTTCATATAATTCTTTTGTAGTCTCATCTAAACTAGGAATTTTAGAATATTCTACGAGCATATTAGATTCATATAAATCATTTGTAAATTGTTGTTGTTGAACCTTCTCTTTCGCTTTTAAAATAGGAACTGCTGAATAATCATAGTTTGTAATGTCGCAAAACTTTTTGAAACTGTCAACAAAGTCAGAATGATATTCTGCGTATACATCTACGATTAATGATTTAAAAATATTGTTATCTGTTTCTGAATAATATTTAGGATACTTGAGGAAATCCTTATTGATGACATCAAAGAAGAATAATTCAATGATATCCTCTTTTGTTTTTCTAATACGCATACTTGTTTGAATGATATCACGAGGCGAACCAGTAGAACCTGAACAAAGTAAATAAATCTTATCATAGTCAACACCTTCATAATTTACACCTACTGTAATTGAGGTATTAGTTATGATAAAATCAGAATCAGTCCATTTTTGATTAACATCGCCTAAATCATTCTTTTCCTTACTTTCGGCAAAGTAGACCAATGACTTCTTATATTCTTTTGTATCTACTTTCATAATTTTAAGTTTAGCACTATCGCCAACTGCTTCTTCTTCATCTAATTGTTGAATACGGCGTTTGATACGATAATCAAGGTCTAAAATGCCGTCTCTTGTTGTCTTGCTTGTTTTAAAGGCATAGAAGATATATAACTTCTTACCTTGTCTGATTTCTGATACAATCTTTTCAATGAGTTGGTCATAATTGTCATTTTGAACTAATTTCTTATATGGTGGTTTCTTGTCTGAATAAATAAGGTTAAAATGATTATTCCATACTTCGTCATTGTTATGTTTTTCTAATTCAATATTTCTAATAAAGTTAATAGTTTTCTTTGTAATGAATGCGTCTAATAAAATAACTTTTTTGGCATTCTGAATAAGTCTACAAAATTGTCTAAAGTTTTCTGGCATATTGTCGCCGTGAGTTTCTGAATCAGACCAACTATTTAATACAGATTCAATTTCATCAATAACTACAATATCAAAATTTTGTTTGTCATCTAGATAATGTAATGATTGATTACAAATGAGAAGTTTGTCTGCTTCTTTTAATTTCTTCTTATTAGCACCAACTTTTAAATGGTTAGTATGTTTAATTTTATATTCATTAGTCATTCTTTCTGAAATATTTAAAACTAATGTTTGTCTAGGAGCAAACCAAATAAATGATTTGTCGTTGTATGCGTTTAAATATTGTAATGTATTAGTAGTTTTTCCTCCACCCATACAAATATCAATTAATGAATACTTACCAATTACTTTATGTCCTTTACCTAATAGAGTTGTAATAGGTTTAAGTTTTTCATCAAAGGGTGATACATTAGCATCACAAAAATCAATATGTTGAGGTGTTAATAATTCATTTTTAAGATTAGTTAAATAAACTTTTGATTCATCAAAAACTGAAAATGATGATAAAAAGCGTGATGTTTGGATATCATCAGAGGTTGAAAGTTCAGGGTAAAAGTTGCCTAGATACTTTTTGAAGCCGTTAATGGATATTTTATATTGTTCTTGTTTACCCATTTCTTTCCAGTTAGTTTCTAGTTTGTTTACCCTTCTTTGATAAGTTTCTTGGTCTGGTTGATTTTTGAACCAGTTAGAAAAGTCGTCAAATGTTAACCCGTTCCAATAACAGAAATTTAGAACTTTAAAACGGTGAGAGTGTCCCAAGTCAGAATCATTGGCACCGTTTACAGGACATAAAGATAATAAACCCTTAGCAGTTTCAAAAACTTCTCTTGAAACTTGCGGTAGTTCTAATGCTTGTATTACTGGTTTATCGTCTACGGTTTTTGTATATGGTAAATTCTTCTTAACCGCAACAGGTCCAACACAAGTAAATTCTTTATATTTAGATGGGTTGCCACAATTGCCAAATAATGGCATTCTTTTATCACCAACAAAACAAGTAATAAAAGTATTCTTGACATCTTTGATTTTACAACCTTTGATATCAGTATGTAGAGGCTTGTTTGGTTTAGATTGATAGATACATTTAAAACATTGTCTAACAGAGTAAACACGAGTATCTACAATTGAATCAGAAGCACCACAAGCACCAAAACATTCAGGCATTGTTGTTTTAAGAAATATCATATACTCTTTGAATTTTAAGCGTTCTTCATCATTTTCAAAATAGGTATTAGTTAATATAATATGATAACTTTGAGCCTCTTCTGTTTCATAACCGTATACGCTTACCTCATCTGATGAGATATAGACACGGATATGTTGAAGGAGACTAAATAAATTGAATTGTTCACCCTTCTTTACATCCACATCAAAATAAACACGACGAGGGTAAGAATAAATTACTTCGTGTAATGCGTTGTTAGTCTTGATTAGTTCTAATACTTCGGACTCCTTGACAATTCTAAAACAATGATATTCACGGGTATTACTAGTTCTGATAATTTTAAATACCCTGTCATCTGATTTACATTGTTTTATTAAAAAATCTTGGATTCCTGTGCCAGATTGCCAACTGAAGCCGTTGACTTTGAAGGATTGAAACTTTTGGATGTCGGTCATATATATTATATATAGATAATATATCTTTAAATCAATTTTTGGTTAAAAATGGTCTTAAAGAAATATACTTAAAGAACGGTTAGAATTGCGGAATGTGAATTTTTAAACATTTTTATTATATAATATCCCAGAATTCACAAACCGCAATTCACAAAGGGGGCAAAAAGGCGGAATTGATTATATAAGGGCACAAATAAGGCGGAAATGACTAAAAAATTTTAGCATAGATACCCCATATTTTTTTTTTTTAAAAAAAAATGCGATACTTTCAGTATTTAAAAATGGAAAAAGGAAAGAAAATTAATAATGAATATACTACCCATTATTAATTAACAGTGTCTCTCATCGAAAATTTTAAGTGCCTTCTCAACGATACTTTCAAAAGTTGAGTTGTTCATCTTTGATATAAATTTTCTTTTGGCTTGTTGGTCTTCTTCATCATCTTCTGAATATAAGGCATATTCGCCTTCTTCTGGAATATCAATTATTAAATTTTTCCATCTGATGTCAATCTCAAATGTCTTCATCTTATTGATATCAAAATCCTCGTCATCTTCTGCGAGTTCTTCATAAATATCAAATAATCTAGTGGCTAAATCATCGGCTATCTCTAATGAAATTTCTTTTTTAATTTCTGAAGAAGCAACAAACATATTCCAAAACTTATCCATTTTGCTTGTTCTTCCATAATGTAATTCAGCAAAGGGTCCGCAACTGTTCATCGCTTTCTCTTCAATTTCCCAAATAAATTCATCAATGTGGGCAAATTTGGTATCATTTATCATTTTCTTTACCTTCTCCATTTCTTTCTTGTGTACATTTTCATAGAAGGGCTTTAATTTGTAAACATAATTTTGGGTTTCGTATCCTGTTCTATATTTTTTGGTTAAATCTTCACATACCCTCTCTAATGATTTTAATGTTTCAAAAAGTCTATCTACATCCTTACATTTTTCTTCCCATTTTGTAAATAATTCTAAATAAGAGGACAAAGGTTTTTTCATACTTCTTAATTTCATTACCTGTTTGAATAATTTTAATTGAGCAAGACGCTCCTTTTTAATTTCTACTTGCTTGTGTCTTACCTTGTATGAAACCATTTTTAGATGAAAGTCCAAAAAGTGTTCTTGAAAACAAGAAAGTTGGCAGTCGTATTCAAATTCTTCTACTAACTTTTCCATTTCAGCGACTGTTTTATTTCTGTGATTCAATGCGGTAATCAATGTTATTACTCTATCTAAAATGGTATGCTCAAATGTTTTATGTAAATTCTTGTATTTTGCGATATAGTGCTTCAATGATGATTTTATTTGATTACCTTTTTCTACTAATTCATTAAAGGTACAAACTAATAAAGATTCCATTCTCTTCTTTAAATGTTCTTCTTCTTTATTGAATTTCTTTTCGAAGTGGGAAACATCAAATAAGTTAGTATTGAAGAACCCGCCAGTTAATTCAAAATATGTTTTGAATGTGGTGGAAATATCTTTTGTAATTGTTTCCATTGCTTCATATTTTCTAGAATGGTCAATTGAGGCTTCGGCTAATTGTTCTTCTGCTTTTGCGATTTCTGAATTGAAATAACTCAATACATTATATATTTCGTTCTTTAATTGAATTAATTCATTTGATGAGACAGTAATGGAAGTATTTTTCGATAAGTAGAGGTTATCATTATCTACAGAGTAGAAATGGGCGACTTTTGCGGTTTGGGCGACGGGTGCGAACTTTACACTAGTATTCATTAATATATATAATAGGTTTCCTTTTAAATCGAGAACTGGTTAAAAAAGTACTTAAAGACTTATTCAAAAACCTATTTAAAGAAATATTTTTTAGACTTTTTTCTGGGGTTTTCCGATGGGACATTTTGGACTAATTATTTAATTAAATCTTCCGATGGTATCACATCACGGGTATTTGTAAATTGCGGAATGCGTATTTGTCAGAATTATTAATTAATAAAGTCTTAAAATTCACTTTCCGCAATTTTGGCACCTGTACGGAAAGTGGTTTTGAAGCAATTACCGAAAATTGGCACCTGTTATGA